TTTTACTGCTACTCTTTTTCTTATCAGGATTTACAAAGTCACGCAAACTTCCAGTTTTATTAGCATTAACACGATCTAATCCAAATAAACTACCAATAGACTTTATCGGGTGCATAAATGCATTACCCGGGTCTTTCATAATATCTCCAATTCCTCTAGCCGCGTCTACAGCCATAAGTGCTCCGCCAACATATGGAGCAGCCTTTAGTCCTTTACTACCAACCTTTGTAATAGCACCTAATCCCGGTATCTTGGACATAAGAGAAACGCCCTTGCCAGCAAGCTTACTAGCACCACCGACAATCTTGGAGAACAATCCAGTACTTTTAGTAGCTGCTCCAGCACCTTCAGCTACCTTACTACCACCAGAAAATAAGTTCTTAATGCCTGAGAATAAACCAGACCCACCTTTAGCTTCCTCTCCAAAGGATTTTCCAGTAAGTTTACTAATAACTGATTTGATGCCACCCCCACTAATATTAGTAACAATGCCTTTACCTAAGCCCTTAAACATTTCAAGACCAAGACCGCCAATCATTGTTCCACCAATGGTACTTGTTAGCTGTTCAAACCAGTTATTACTTTGCTGGAAGTTGGATTGATTCTTTTCCTTACGAGAGTCTTTTTGATTAATGGTACTCTGATCACTCTTATCATAGGTTTTGTTTTTGTTTTTCTCCTTAGCTTTCTTGTCCGCTTCTTGCGCACGCTTTTGCAATTGTTTATCGCTTAATTTTCCGTCAGCAATCCCACTAGCCAAATCCTTTGCTGCTTGCGGTGCCATATTAGGAAAAAGCTTCTGCAATGAGACTGCGGTTCTTGCTAACCCATTCGGACCTGATTGTGCCTGCCTTTGAAACATCTTTCTAGCATCAGTAATGTTGTCAACATCGCTAAGACCCTTTGCTGCTTGAATTTCTGCATTAAGGTAACCCTGTGGACCACCCTGACCCCTTGATCGCATAATAGTATATAGTAATCCACTATTATTACCAGTAGAAGCGGCAGTGTAGGCACTATTCATAGTCTGCTCAGCAGCTGCTCCTGCATTTCCTTTCCACCCACTGCCAAGACTAGACAGGGTGGCTTGGTTATTGGCAAGATTCTTAACACCTTGATTAGATACATTTGTGCTTGTGCTAATTTGGTTTAAAAGTGTCGTTAATGTTTGAGTACTTTGTTCATAGTTACCAGATTGTCCTGACATAGCATTAGCAGCTAAAACGGTAGAAACGATGTTCTTAATTCCTGTCTTACTTGTGTCACCACCAGCACCTGCAACAGAAGTTACTAAGTTCTTATAGGTATCCTCACTAAGGTTGCTCTTCCGACCCTCAGCCATTACACCAGCAACATCTTTGTTTGCTTCAGACATGCTCATCGCTTTACCAGGACGCCTAATAACTTGAGAATAAAAATCTAAAGCGTCTTGGGTTTTATATCCATACTGAGACCCCAACTTTTGAGCTTGACTTCTTACTTGATAATCAGTACCTCCACCAGTTAAGTAACCAATTTGAATAGCCTGCTGACCAGTCTGCTGGTTAATGGCTCTGCCCTGCTGGTAGTAACCGCTAACCGCTTGTGCGGCACCCGCAGCTATATGAACACCAGTCACATAACCACGCTGTCGCATGTTATAGGCTAAACTATTTCTTTCTGGGTCAACTTGAACTCCCTGCAAAGATGAATCAAACTTGCCTATACTATTGGTTGCTTGATCTATCTTTTTAATAAAGTCCCGTTGAGCCTTTATCTCCTGATTGTTTTCCCTTAACTTCTCATTATAGTAAACACGTTCATCCTTACTTGTAGCATTATCCCTGCTCTTTGCAAGAAGTCCCCGTGTCTTCATCATCTCATCTAAGTTTTTGCGTTGGTTACTGCTGTCATTACTAGCACTACCCAATATCTTTCTGTTAGCTTGATAATCACGATATTGAGTATCCGTCATATGATTTCTTGATAAGGATTTGCTAACAATATTACTCTGGCTCTTTAAAACATCGCTAAGGCTTTTAATGTTGCTATTAAGGGAATCCATATTGTTACTATAGCTAGAGTTGATGCCAGATGTGTTGTACTCTCTGTGGTAAGCCTGCTGACTATTACCAGTAATATACCGTGCACGGTCACTCATTTTTCCCACAATTGAATAAGCCTGCTTTAACTGGTCAGTTACCTTACTCCACTCGTTAAAAGCATCTTGAGCCGCGCCTTTACTAGCACTACCAGTTTTCTTAAACTGGTTTTCTGCTTCCTTGGCCTTTCGTATAGCATCATCATTTTTTGCTTGTAAATTAAAATTTATCTGTCTATCTGGCATCTAACTTCACCCTTTAGTATTAAGACCAGCAAGGGCCTTCTTAGTGTTTTCCTTAGCAAGTTCAAATAATCGTTGTTGCTCCTTTGAACTTTCTTTCTCAATTTCTTCTGAGTTTTTGCTGCTAAGAGAATCCTTTAACTCCTGATTCTGCCTGTACTCATCAAGCTTCTTAGGATCATTAGCAATCTTTCTAACATAGTCACTCTGTGCTTTAATTGCAGCTTTTATAGAAGGTGTGTCATCCTTATGATCCTTAACTGCTTGAAGCTTACTCTTTAACTTTTCACTAGTTGCTTTATCCATAATATCATCAAGTTGCTTCTTTAAATCCTCATCAGATTGCTTATCACCAGCGAATAGGTCATTGTTTTCTGGGTCATTCCACCATGACTCATCAGAGTCATAATATTGCTTAGAATTATCGTAGTCAATTTCCATACCTTTTTGAGCGGCTTTGTATGCACGGTTTTCCTCGTCTGCATCCATTCTCATTTCCCACAAAACAAAATCAATTTGGTTATTGTCTAAAGGTAGCATATTTATACCGCCTGATTCCGTTACCTGTGCTGGGATAGAACTGAATTTCTTCATTATAGCCCATAAGTTTCGACTATAATTCATAGAAGCTAACTGCCTAATACCTCCAGCTTTTTTTATCCTAGTAGCGAAATCGACTTGCGAACTCATCAAAATCTAGGTATATTTGATAGAGCCAATCAAAAGTTACTGGATAAATATTGTCAGGGTCTTTAAACATATCTGGAACCTTCTTGCCGCAAACTTGAAGTAAGGCAATTGCATAATAGCATCCTCTTGTATAGTCATCCCATGTTGAAGCCGTACCTACTAAGTATTGCTGAACCTTGGCCAAAATAGCCCCCTGCTCCATTGCGTTTGGCATTTTTATAGCTACATCAAAGGATACCCCCTCCTCCTTGTAGTTATAGGAATGAGTAAATAGATCATTCTGACCCTTAACAATGACATCTACTAGCTTATTCTTTTCATCAAGATCCTTACCTACTAAAACCGTTTTTTCTTCTGGACTAAGGTTATCGCCTTTTTCTTGCCTGTCCTTAATAGATTTAGTTTGAATATCTGTATAGTTATCAGTGTCAACCATCTTTTCTTCCTCTGGCTGATGCTCTTTAAGGATTTTCTTGTCTTCTAAAGATAATGAACTAAACCCTTTGCTGTTAAGTAATGCTACAACTTCATCATATGTTTTTGCCAATTTTATCACCTTTTGTTTTAGTTATTATTGTTAATAAGTCATTCCAGTAAATCCTTGATCCATCCGCAACTGCCATAAAGGGCCTATCAAGCTCATTGACGCCCCTTTGAGGAACTACGGTTACCCGGTCATAGCCCATAAAGTGTAGTAGTCGTCTTATATACTCAACTTTACTCTCCACGGTAAGCAAGGAAAAAGTAGGCATAAATACTAAGGAATTCAAAATGTACTCTCTGCTTGCATTCATACATAATCTAGAAAACAGCCCCGTTTTATCACTAAATACAACTCTGAAATCACTTTTATACCTATAGATATTCCTTATTTTCCGATAAAATGGGTTGTCACCGTCAGCATAGCTTCTAACTATGTAACCAATACTAGAATTTCTTACCTTCCTAGCGGTTTGACTACTAATATGGTATCTATTACTAAGTTTTGAAATGCTTCTATTACTATTTTTCAAATCAATAGATTCTTCATATCTTAATTTCATCAATTTTCCTCCTTTCTCAATTATATCACAATTTTGCATAAAAAAAGGAGGCATTAGCCTCCTTAATATATTACTAGGATTCAACCGTACTTGCTTTAAGAAACATCATATTAAGTGTTTCCGTTACAATTTCATTGGCTCTAGTAGACATGCTATAGCTACTACCTGTGCAACCAAGGTAAGCAGCAACAACCCGACCACTATTAACATAATCTTTAATTACAACATTGACAGTACCAGTCGTTAAAATATCTGCGCCCAATCCTGCAAGGCCTAAATCTGCTAATGACTTCTTGCTAAGCATCGCTCGTTCAAGAGTAAGTGTGCCTTCATACCTAAGGTATACATGCTCTTGTGGGAAAATGTCGCCGATCTCATAAACACCTTGTGTGCCATATTGGATTTCAGAAGAAGCGTTAGACGCTCTACCAATGCGAACACCATCAAAGGTGATCTCAATCATGTTAGCAGAGACAGTTTCCTGACCAACACCGCCACCACGTGTTTTAGTTCCTAAATATG